TTTGGGCCGGTAGCGTTGATCGTAGGCGGTGTAAATTGGACAGTGAGACTGGCGAGGCTAACGACGATATCGGGTGTGGCGGGTGCCTGTTCTCGTTGGCACTGTCTCTGCTGATGTGGGCCGGTATCCTCTGGCTATTGCATAGGGTGATTTGTAAGTGAATTACATGAAGTTGGTTCGGGCCATCCGGGTGCCGGTCCGCAGGCTTTCAAGCGCACGCGCGCAAGGCGTTTACAGCGAGCGTAGCGAGCGTGCCTTGCGTGGGTGCACAGAATGAAAGCATGGGACCGGGAACCGTTGGGCCATATCCCGCCTGCGCTAGAGTCTCCGCGCAGTGCGCTTGCTACTGGTTCGTTTGGTCCTAGGGTTGTGCATTGGGCAAAGCGCAGACTGCATATCACGCTAGATAAATGGCAGCAGTATGCGTTGTATCGTGCACTTGAACATGATGAAAACATGCAGTTACTTGCGCGTACCGTGCTGCTATCTGTTGCGAGGCAAAACGGTAAGTCAGTGATTGTGCGGGCCTTCGTTGGTTGGTTGCTTGATGAGGGTAACAAGTGGGATACCTTCCGTAAGTGGGATTTCATTTTGCTTGCTGCGCATGATGCCAAGCAGGCGCGTATTCCATATGACTACATCAGGCGCGATGTAATGTCATATGCGGATATCAATACGTGGGGACACAGTGCACGTAGGCAGGGTGTAGCGCGTGCGCGTGCCACGCAATATACAGGCATCGAATTGAACGGTGTGCGGGTTGACGTTGCTACCTCGCAACCCGGTAGCGCGCGCGGTATCTCACCGGGCTTGATTTGCTTTGATGAGGTACTTACACAAACTACATTCAACACATATGAAGTGTTGTCGCCTGCGCAAGTTGCAATTCCTAATTCGCAAATGCTGATGACTTCTACTGCTGGTTATGCTGATAGCGTTTTGCTGCGCGCTATGCATGATCGCCTGTACCGTCAGAGCACAGGCGCAGAGCAGCATGATCCTTCATTTCTGGGCCTTTGGTGGCGCGCAGATGATGATGATGTTGGGCTTGATTGGGAACAGTTGATGAAGGCTAATCCGTCACTTGATGGCGGTAGGCTTTCACGTTCAATGATCACTAGCGAATACCTGATTTTGCCGCGCGGTTCATGGGTGCGTGAACGCTTGAACAGATGGCATGATGAAAGGGTAGATGCACCGTTTAGTATTGCTGCATGGGGTGCATGTAGACTGGCTCAACCATTGGCACCCGAAAGCGTAGCAGGCGGGTACGTGATTGCGTGCGATGTGCTTTCAACATGGAGCGAAGGAAGCATCATTGTCAGTGCATTGAGAAAGGATGGACGGGTAGGTATTGAGGTACACAGGCACCTTCAAGGCAGAACAGAACGCCCGTTGACAGCACCCGATTTCACAAGAGAAGTGGCAGCAATCGCAGCGAAAGTGAAGGTTGATGCAATTGTATATTCGGCATCATCCGCGCTTGCACCCGCATTTGAAAGGCACGCAGCAGAAACACAGTTGCCGTATCAGTCAATATCGGCAACGAAAAATATCATGGCATGTGCAGACTTTGCAGAAGCAGTTACAGCAAAACGCATTGCGCATGATGATCCATTCCTAGACTCGCAAGTTGCTAGTGCACAAAGGCGTTTCATTGGCACAGACGGTGCTTGGCGTTGGACGATTAGCGGTGTGCCAATTACAGGCGTTGTTGGCGCAACACTATCTGTAGCGATTGCTGCTAAATCGCCTGCGCCTGTGCAGGTATTCTTGTAAGTTGCTTACATTCTCAGATTGAGGTAAAATACAGGGGTGAGTAAGAAGCACCGCAACACTTCACTTACCAAGTCTGAACGTCAAGTAGTTGTTGCTGCGCCGGTGCCTGTTCCTGCAAGGCCCGAAATGCGAGCCGGTGTAACTATTTCATCGCTCGCAATTCCTTCTGCTGCATACCCGCTAACTGTAATTGAGGCAGCAGGCGTAAGCGCAGTTAGGCGATGCGTAACGCTGATCGCAAATGCAATTGCCGGACAGCGATGGACAGAATGGGAAGGTGAACCAGCAACGCGCCTTCCTACACTTTCACGTATCTGCAAGCGTCCTGCTGCTTCAATGACTAGGCGCGAATGGGTGTGGCGCGTAGTTGCAAGCATGGCACTTACAGATGTTTCCTATCTCTACATGGTTGGTGGTGTAGATGATGAAGGCGTACCGGGAAGCATTCTTCCATTGCCGAAGGAAGCAATTTCACCTACCGGGTTGATTGATCCTTGGGGAATTTTCCCGCCTACGATGTATAACATTGCGGGTATTGCTGGCACGGTTTCGGGTGAGGCAGTGATACCTGTTCGTTCTGCATTCTGGCCCGGTGTGCCGGTACATCTGCAAGGCATTTTGCAGATGGCGCGCAATTCACTTATGAGTGCATGGGCTAGTGATAGTTACGTTTCCCGTTACTGGCAGGCAGGCGGTACGCCAGTTACACAGATTACAACCGATCAGGAATTGGATAACACACAGGCAGATTTGATTGCGGGTAGGTGGCGCGATAGGCGCAGCAAAGGCCCGGATTATCCTGCGGTGTTGGGCAAGGGTGCGCACGCTGATCCTTGGGGTGCAGACGTTTCACAGCAACTAGCCATTGAGGCAAGGCGGGATATCGCAGCAGAGGTTGCGAACCTCTTTGGTATTGCATCGCATTACATCAACGTAAATCCGCCGGGTTCGTCAATGACTTACACCAACGTTCAGGATGAGGCACTTTCACTTGATCGTTTTACATTGGCAGGGTTTTACGATCCTATCCAAGATGTGATTTCTGATCTGCTGCCAGAAGAACGCTTCATGCTAATTGATATGACCCGCCTTACCCGCGCTGCGCAGGAGTCGCGCTTTAGGGCATGGGCAATTGCAACTGGCAATAAGGCTTGGATGCTTCCCGCTGAGGTTCGTACCGAAGAAGGTATGGCACCTAGCGACGATATCGAAACAGTGCAGGAAGCAAGCATTCAAGGCGCACAGGCAGCAGCAGACTCTTTCGCTAATCGCACGCCAGCAGATGCACCCGAAGATGTGCCTGCGCCTGTTGAAGTGTAAGGTACTTACAAAATGACTGATGCTCGCACTACAACCCTTGGGCGCATTGAAGTTAGAAACGTCGACGGTGCACCCGGTAAGTTTGAGGGTATGGCAATTCCCTACAATGTGACAATTGATGTTGCATACGGTAGGGAAAGATTTGTACGCGGTGCGTTTGCAGAAGCGGTTGACATTATCAACAGTGGCGAGCGAGTCGCATACCTAAATAAGCATGGCGTTGATGGCGGTGTTGCTGTTGGCGCAATCAACAAACTGCAAGAACGCAGTGACGGGCTTTGGTTCTTTGGCGATTACATGAATGTTCCTGAAAAGGAACATGCTGTTACGCAGGTTCTAGCAGGTATCAATGGCGTAAGCGTTGAATTTGTACCGGGCAAGCATCGACGTAAGGGCGATGTAATTGAGCATTACGCGGGCGTTAGGCTCGCAGCAGTTGCAGGCAGTTATGCGCCAGCATACAGGCAGGCGCGGGTTGCACTTAGAAGCGTAGCGCGTGCTACAGAGAGGATCGCTAAGGTGCCTAACCTTACCGTTGCTGCGCTCACTGAGCGTAGAGACACTATCACTTCGCAGATTGCAGCGGTGCGTGCAATTGCTGAGAGTGAGAACCGCGCGCTTGAAGATGATGAAACGCGCGATGTTGACGCACTAACTTCTCGCCTTACCAATGTTGATGCGCTTCTCACAGATGCCCGTGCAGACGAGCAAAGGCGCGATGCAGAGCGCAAGGCGCTTCCTGCGGTTGCTGCCCGTGGCAGCGGTTCTAGCGCGGTTGTGACGCGCGCTGAGAGTGTCTATGGTCCGCATACGCAGGCGTCCTACTTCGCTGATCTGATGACAGCGAATAGGGACAGTGCAGCGGGTGAACGCCTGAGCAGGCACAAGGCACTGATTGTTGACCTTGCGCAGCAGATGAACCGTGCTGTTGATAGCAGTGATCTTGCAGGCGCGTACCCTGTGCAGAATTACCCTGATCTGTACGTGCCTGACATTGCGTATAGCGGTCCGCTTTCTGCGTTCTTTGCTGTTACGCCTATCACTGCGCCTAATCCGATTTCGCTTCCTACCTTTGGTGGCGTTACGGGTGATACAGATGTGCAGACTGCGGAGAATGCTGCACTTCCGAATGTTGATGTTGCAACCGTGCCTAAGGCTCTGACGCCTAAGACGATTGGCGGTGAAACGATTGTTTCCCGTCAGGCGGTTGACGGTGCCTCGCCCGGTACAGATGTGATCATTAGCAATCAACTGCGTGAATTGCTGATGCGCGACACTGAGCGTGAGATTGCGCTTGTTCTTGAGGCACTGCCTACTTCGGGTGCAATTCCCGATACCGCAGGCGTTACGCCTGCTGCGAGCGGTCGTGATCTTCATAAGGGTATTGCGAGTGTTCTTGGTCAGTATTACGCGGGTGCTGCTGCTGGCGGTGCCGGTGCGCGTATGCTTCCCGCCGAAGGCGTCTTTGTGAATAGCAAGGATTGGGGAAACCTGACAGCGGGTGAGGATGCTAGCGGGCGTCCTGTGCTTGCGTACATCAATCCTGTGAATGCGCTTGGTCAACTGACTGCACCGGGCTTTCAGCGCGGTGTGATTGGTGGTGTGGTTGTTGAGCCTGCTTGGGCTTTGCTTGCACCTACCAATGAGGTTGTCGCGCGCAGGAATGATGCGCGACAGTGGAAGTCTGCCATCCTTGATATTCGCCTTGTTGAGCGTGAAGGCCCGCAGTCTATTGTGTTCGCAATCTGGCAGTATTTTGCGTTTGCGGTTCTTGAGCCTAAGGGTGTTCGTCGGTACACCTACACCAACGTTTAGTTAGCGCGTTGTAAGTTACTTACAAGTTAGGAGTGAAATGACAAAGAAGGAAGATACCATTCCTGACCCGTCGGATAAGGAAGCAGAGGAATTTGAAGTCTCTGAGGAAATCCAAGAGAAGGCCGGAAGTGAAACGCCAACATCTAGCGATGTTGGAAAGCAGACACTTACCAAGGCTGATCTTGGTTATGATGTGACGGTTGAAGGTGTGCCGCCTGATGAGGTTGCACTTGAAACTGCACAGCACCCGGATGATCCTTCTGCGGATGAGGAAACGCAGCGTAATAAGGGTATGGCTGGTTCCTAAATGCTTACGTTGACGGGTGCTCAAATCCTCGCTTTTGTGGGTGTTGCTCTACCTACACAGGCGCAGGCTGATTGGGCAGATGCAGTTGCGAAAGCAGTTGTTTCAGGCGTAACAGTGAAGTTGAATGGCGCTGTTATTGAAAGCCCGTCAATGGCAGAAGATGAATTGAATGTTGCTTTGCTTCTTGCGGGTGCAGAAGCATACAAGAGAAGTGAAGCAACATTCGGTTCAGTTGGTTACGCTGATCTTGAAGGAAGCGCAAACAAACTTGCGCGCGATTATATCGAAAGCATCAAGCCTTTGATTGATCGTTATTCAGCGGGACCGGGCATCGGATGACACTTCAAACCAGTAGGCAAGTCTTGCTTGACTTGCTTACAGCAGCGGGTGTAAATACGTTCTACGGTATGGGTGCATTTACTGCACCTTGCGCGCGTATTTACCCTGCTGATCCTTGGGTTGATCTTAGCGGTTTAGCAAATGGCAGGCGCACGCAGCGTTGGGAAATTTGGGTAGTTGCCGGTAAGGCAGATGCGCTTGCGAATTTTGATGAATTGGAAGCCTTGGTAAAGACTTGCAATGATGCTGTAAGTGGCTTACAAGGTTGGTCTTATCCTTCATGGAGAAGGCCCGCAATTACAGAAATGGGCGGCACCCGTTACTTCGCCTGTAGAGGCGTAGTTGAAACAACGCAAGAGGTTTGATGTGGCAACTATCCTGTTCATGAAAACCGCACTGTTTACCCTGACAGTTACTCCGCCGGGTAGTGCGGGACCATTTCAGGGTGATGCCTCTGATGTTCATGTTGAAGTTTCAGCAGGCGATGTTGTCGAATATCCTACGCTAGATGGCAACGTTGCTAGCAATAGTGAACCTGAAAGTTACGCCTTGGTGTTGAAGGCGGGTCAGGATTATACTTCAACGGGCCTTGCGCGTTTCCTGTGGGATCATGCGGGTGAGACAGCAGATGTTGTGCTGAACGCGCATGGTCAAACTGCGGTTGCCGGTGCCGATACGCCTGCTGTTACCGGGCAAGTGAAACTTGTTCCCGTTGCGTATGGTGGCGAGGTTGGCACCTTCGCAGAATTTGAAGTTACCCTTCCGTTCCTTGCAAAGCCTGTGCTTGATATCGCTCCGTAATGGTTGCGAAAATGAAAGTTGAGGGTGTGCCAGAAGTCACCCGCGCTTTCAACAAGGTGCAGGATAGCATTGAGGATTTGAGTGAAGCGCATAGGGCAGAAGCAGAAATGCTTTTGCCTGATGTGCTATCTGCAACCCGCAGGAAAAGCGGTGATCTTGCATCAGGTTGGCAGACGGATGGTATAGCGACAGAAGCGCAATTCTCTAATGATGTTGTGTACGCGGGCGTTCAGGAATTCGGATGGAGCGAACACAACATAGAACCAACTAATGCAATCTCTAATGCCTTTGAGAGAAATGCAGAGCGAACAGAGGCTATCTACAGTGACGCAATCGGAAAAATCGGAAGTAAAGCAGGGTTCAACGTCGAATAGAATTGATCTTTCTGCGGTTGCTTCTGAGCATCCTGTCAATCAGAAAATTGCTGTTCTGGATTTGAACACTTTTGATGCAACACAACTAACGTTGCTTGAAGTGTTGGATATGTCAGAAACAGTAGGCGTACCGCCTGAGGCATTGGGCGCATTGCTCAATGATAAACGGCATCAGGCGCAGCGAATGAAAATGCTATATGCAATGGCTTGGTGCATTGCAAGACGCGCTGATCATAAGTTGACATTTGCAGAAGTGTGCACTTGGAAACTTGAAGTGATCGGTGAAGTTGATAAAGCGAAATCAGATGAAGCAGCAAAGCGCGCAGCGATAGTTGTTGGTGCTGCAAGTGTAAGTGGCTTACCGCCTAGAGAAGCGGAGAAACTTACAGTTGCTGAATTGTCTGCTTATGGTGATCGTGCAACAAAGCGAAATAGAGCAGCAAGACGCGCAAGGCGGTAACTGCTGATGGGCTTGGGTAAAGGTGTTGCGCTAGTTGTCTCCATTGTTGGGGATACTGCGGGTTTGTCAAAAACCCTTGATGCCGCAGGCGTCGATGTAAAGGGTTTTGGTGGCGATGCTTTAGCAACTGCTGCAAAGGTTTCAGTTATTGGCGGTGCTGCGCTTGCAGCGGGTGCCGCCATTTTTGAAATGGCAGATGCAGCAGCATCAGACAGAGCAGAGCAGCAGAAACTTAG